AGTGACGTTATTTACCTCCTTTGGGGCATCTTGAATCATATCAGACAAATCGTAAACATCAATATTGCCATTATCTAAATCAACAGCCGATAAATCTACTTCTGAAACCTTATTTACAGGTGTTTCTTTAGGCTTATCCTCGTTAAGTTCATCAAATATACTTGATGATGTATCATAACTCATAATAAAGTCCTCTGAACTCTTTTGCTTGTACTTATTGCTTGCATTTTCAGCACATTTCTTAGCAAAATCAGGGTCAATCTGATACATTTGAGTATATATATCTCTTAACATGGCGTTGATTCTATCAACATTCTCGTTTTTCCCTCTCAAAACACATTCTTCACGTGTCTTTGCGTGCATATCATAAGATGATTTAAGCATTAAAAGCTTCTTCTGGTCATCTTCACTAAGATTTATCTTATTTGCCATATTACTTCAATATTTGCATTCTTTTTACATATAATATATATCTGTTCTTTGAAACTCTTTCCTCAATTTCTGCATCTTCTAAGGTAAATCTTACCTCTTTATTTGATTTATTAAGGAAACTAATTCTCAAAGTACGTCTTGGAATGAATTGTTCAACAAAATCCATTCCCTTTTTCGGAGCCAAATCCAATATATTCTTTGTTTCAACTTGCCATTGCTTAAATTCCTCGTAAAACTCTGTATCCATTGAACTTTCAATGATATTTGCCATAACAAGAAATTCTGATTGTGACGCAAATTTATCAATCATTGTGTCAACAGTCTCAGGTGACGCTCCATTAGGAGAATATAATGTACATATTGCCTTTGCATATGATATATTCTTACCATCATCTTGCATTGCATTCCTATTATTACGACCATTATAACCGTTATAATAAGCATTACTACTATCCATTACTCCTCCCGCCATTGCAGCATTGATTGCTCCAGCATACATATCATCCTCATGTTGAATTGCATTCATATAATCTTGTGGAGTCTTATAGTAATTACTTAAATCCACATCACTTTGCTCATATGTAGCATAAGGCATATATAAATTAAAATTCATATATCATTTAAATTATTTCTATGTCTTTTATTTTTCTCTTTCTTTATCTCAACCTTCTTATCTTCAATAAAGAGTCTTGCTTTTAAATCTTCCATTACCTTCTTTGGATTCTCTCTTAAATCTTTTTCCCAAATATACATAATTGGAATACCATGTAGCAATGCCCATTCTTTTTTATATTCATCAACCTTAATATTCTTTATCTGCGTTCTATTTAATTCATTTTGCTCATACAATCTTGAATCTCCATGCCAATAAGAACCATTGATTTCAATAATAAGATTTGAATCTGGTAAATAATAATCAAAGAAACGTTTTATCTCCTTTGCTTCAAATTGCCAAGTATATTTAACCCCTAATTTATCCAAGAAATTCTTTGCAAAGTCTTGTTCTAACTTAGATGTTCCAAACTCAGGATGCTTTCTTTTTTGCCTTGTTTTCTTTTGAAACTTAGGAAGCTTAGAATCATCTATAACTTTCTTTTTCTTGGGTTTCTTAATAGGTTTATCTAAAGAAGTATCTCTTTTCCTCGTAACTTGTTTCATTGTAATTACTTACCTAAATAAAATATACTAACTATTATTAAATAATCAAATAAAAAAAGCAGGACGCAAGCTTTTCACAAAGATTACGCCCTTAATTATAATAACACAAAGTATAAACTACATTTAGTATGCCAAAATACAATATTGCGGACGGAGAGAAATTGTAATTTCAGCCAAGTTAGTTGAATCATAAGACAACTGTCCGAAATCAACCGTATCAGCCAAGAAGCAATTCTTCAAAATCCACTTACTTACAACAACACCTACAGGGTCCAACATATCAAGTTCTACATCTCGCATATAACCTGCTGCATAACCCATACGACCAGTTACAGATTCTGCAATAAGACGTACCCATTCCATTATTGCCTGAGAAGCAGAAGGGCCAATTGGGTCTCTAAGAGTAATCGGTATTGCCTGCCACTCATATTTTGCTGCAACATAAGTCTTTGTGTTCAAGAACGGTATCTGTGTAGTTTCTATTTGGATTTTAGGTCTTGCGCCAGTTGAAACCCACCATTCCTGAATTCCCAAGTCTGAGGGAAATCTGAATACGAATCTATTCTGTTTTAGCGGCTCGTATTGTATAGGCGCATTTAAAAGCAAATCTGCCATCTTTATTTATTTTTACTAGTAATTATATTCATTAAATAAATATTGAATATTCATTTTTTTATACACCACCTGAGCCTGATGCACTATCTTTTTCTGAAACTGCCTTATCGCACATCAACCAAATCTTCTTATAGAATTGATATGCCTCACAGTCTACATCTTGTGCATAGTCTTGCAATCCATCAAGAGCAATCTCTCTAATCTGAGCTATTCTTTCATCACTCTTTGATAAATTCATATCGGTGTTTTCTTCATCACCACCTTGTTGAGGATTCTGGCCTTGCTGTTGCTCATTTCCTCCTCTATAATGAGATAAATCAGGTCCACCTTCACCAGGATAACCACCTTCTTCATCCTCATATTCTTCACGAGGTCCAACTCCATAATCTTCTCTCAATATATTCTTTGCTAAATTGAAGTTATTGATGGCCTCACTTAAAGTGTTTAGCTTCTTCTTCATTATACTATTATAAATTATTATATAATATAAATATAAGAATATGTGGTTTTTGAATAAGTAAATATATTTATGCTAGTAAAAAAATATAAAGGACGAGAATCAAATTAATGATTCTCGTCTGACACGACGACTTTCTTTAACTTCGTCTTTCTACACTTAAAATCACTTGAATTACACTTATCTATCACCAACTTAGTTAAAGGAATAATCGTTTCCTTTATGTCAGATTCAATATCGTTAATTTTCAAATATCCAAATTGTCTCAAAAATAGAGACATCGTAACTTTTTTCTTATATCCTTTCTTTAAATTCGCCGAAGTGAAATTAAAGTCTGTAATATAATCTCGCCAATATAAATCGCAATTATCTTCTACAAATTGATAACACGCAAAATTATATGCTTTTCTAATTTTTTTAATAGAAGTTATATATTCATCTTGTGTTTTATCAACCTCTGGGATTGCATAAAATGTTATTGTAACTTCTATTACATTGGGTTTATCGGCGTCTAGCGTTTTAACCTTTACAATAGCATCATCTAATATATTTATATCGTCTGATGTGTATTTTTTATGTTTGCTCCTCTTTCTCATATTTTATAACAAATCCTTCTATATAGAATATAATGAAATTCGTTAAAAAACCAAGAAAAATCACTAACAATTTTTAATTATTTTTAATTATCTGGTGCATTTGACTCTATTTTGCCTTCAATTTCTGATAATGCATCATCAGAATCATCACCATAATAAGCATTACCGTCTTCATCGACTGCTACAACATCACCTTCATCAGTAACTTCACAAGTAAAATTTCTACCAGGATAACTCTGATTAAGAATATCTTCCAACTCACTCATTGAATGGTCACTATCTGGAATCGAATATTCATTATCATAATCAAAATTTTCAAGAATATGCTTAATTACTCGTTTTGCACTTTCACTAATCATTTGCTTGAATTGTGATTCATTCATTCTAACCAATTTCTGTTCCATAAATTCCCTTCTATATTTTAATCTCTATCATTCAATATGTCTCTAATTTCTAAAAGTTTTGCGACATCCTGAACAATTGTTTCCTTACAATAAATCTTTCCTTCAATCTGTTCCTTGATTGCATTTAATCCTTCAACCTCTTCACTATTTTTTGATTCATTCTTTAACTTACCAATAGTGCTCAAACATTCATTCTTTAAAGAATTAAACAATTTCTCTCTCTTTGTTTCAACCATAGGAGCCTTGAAATCAATAATGTCCTTAACAAGCGATTGTTCCTCTTCAGAAAGATTTGCAATCTTCTTATTTAATTCCTCAGACATTGTTTTAACCTTATCCTTGCTCTCTACAACAGGCGCCTTGTGGTTTTCAATATAAGAGGCAATAGAATTGATTGAATTGGTATAATTCGTTAAATTTGAAAGATTCTTCTGTTCACACAATACTCTTTCACAATCCTTATAGAATTTAACCGTATCCTCATCAAGAGTATATCCACCAATCTCATATTTAGATAACAAATCAGCATACTTCTTAATGGATTCTCTAAGCGACTTTCTATTGATTTTTTCACTTGCCAGCTTAACAGACTCCGTTACATATCTTGCTGAATCACCTTCACAATTATAGTTTCTAAGTGAATCCAAGAAATTAAATTGTGAACGCAAGTTGTTATCAGATAATACAAAATTTGTACACTCCTTTAACGCCTTTCTATTCTCCTTATATAATCTTGGAAGCTCCGATTCAAACATATAATTTAACTCGCCAAAAGTCTTCTCTCTGTTTGAAGAGGGATATTCACAACATTCCTTATATCTTGAATATGCGTCAGTTGACTCTTTCAATAACTTATCAGCCAATTCAAAATTATCCTTTTGAATGGCTTCATTCATCTTAATAGTCAAGTCTTGCCATTTCTTTATATACTTATTATAATCTTTCATATATAAAATATAATCATTTAAATATAAATATCAAATAAAAAAGATTTGAGGCTAATAAATAGCCTCAAACCCAAAGTAATGTTTAACAACTAAAAAATAACTTAATCATCGAAATAAGTACCATCGTTGGTAACTACGAAACCAATGTTGATATATTCAACGGCCCCAATAGGCTTAATGTACAACGTAGCGTTGATTTCATGTCTATCCTTAGCCTCTTCTGATTCATCAACAACAAGCTTATATTTCTCAATAGCTCTATTGGTAACGAATTGTTCAAGGATACCATTGACAATAGACTTGAAATTCTTAATTGTACCTGCGTCATTAGGCTCAAATACAAGACCCAACGTACCAATGGCAATGAGCTTTCTCATTCTCATTACACAACGTCTTACATCAATTCTATTCAGCAAGTCATCCTCTTCTCTCAAGGTCTTCTGGCCAAATGCTAAGATACCTTCCTGAGCAAATGTTCTAATAGGATTGATATTTGCCTCATACAATGTATCAGCCTCAGAATTCTTCAAATTCTTTCTTGCCTTAATAGCAGAACTAATCTTACCTCTTGAAGCACCAGCAGGAGCTAAATTGGTAGTAGTGTTTCTATTATCAGAATCAGCAATATTTCTCACAATGTCTCTCGTCGGAGGAAGCCAGATATATTCACCATCATCCTCATACTTACACCAAGGATAGTAAGTAGCTGCATAACTTGAATGAAGGTCTGTATCAGTTAAATCAGATACAACATCGTCTGCGTCCGAAACATCGTCATATGCGCCACTCTCACAGTCAGGAGTAGTTACAATAGCAAATGTATCAGTTCTATCTTCAAGGATATCAAATACCTCATTCATCAATGCTGTATTGTTGATTGTATCAATACCAGGAAGGGCAAGCAAGTTGATATCTACCTCTTCAGGGTTCTTCAACAATGAAATTGCAGCAAGAGTTGAATAATAGTCAGATGTTAACGCACCACCTTCAATGTTATATGTGGAAGCATCATTTGACGTTGAGAACGTATCAAATGCATAACCAACACCATTTGACTTATCAACATATCCCTTATAGTTAGCATATGAATATTCGTCAGTATTCGTTCTCTGGTCACGATATACATCCCAACCATCAAAACCCTGTGCAAACGTCATAGTGAACTTACGGAGCTTAACATCTTCAAAGATACTGCCCGACATATCATCTTCACTTGCAATGATAGGAGTGTTCGACAGGTTATTGGTTCTTGCATTAACACTTACCGTGTCAAATTCATAACCCTCAATACCATCAACCGAAATTGAAGGAATTTCATCACCACTATAAATGGTCTTATCCAATCTACAATCCAAGTGGAAACCATGTGACAAGAAATCAGGGTCTTCAATTGTTGCCATGTTACCCTTGTAAGAGAAGTAATCATAGTCATATCCAACTCTATCAGAAATACCAAAGTATTGCTTCTTCTTGTTTACACTCTCTACATATTCAGTATTGTACTTGATAGGAGCCATAAATACATCACTATGTTCCTTACCTGCAACAGTAGCACCATTGTAAAGAGGCATAGGATAACCTAAGAAACCAGCAGGAACAGAATTCTTTGCCGCAC